CGAAGTATTCATAAAAGTAAAACAAGCATTTGAAACAAAAGATGCAAAGCTATTTGAAACCTTAAAAGATTTTAGTAATACACCTAAAGCTGAACCTAAAGCTAAAAAGAAATGGAGTGTTGAGAAAATTATTAATACCTTGCGAAAAGATAACGGTCATCCGCTATGGAATAAAACCATAGAAAATTTTACCGATTCAGATTATAATATATTACAAAAACTTAACTAATATGAAAAAATTATTATTATTACTAGCGATTACATTAACTGTAAGCTGTTCAAAGAATTGTGACGATATGAAAGAAGAATTGACACAGCAATATTTAAAATCTTTATCCTATGTAGGAGGTAGTAAGCCTGCTATTATGGAGATTACAAGACAATACAATGAAAAAATGAAACAAATTGATAAAGATTGCAGATAATTTTGTAAATTTGTAATTATGGCATACGATAGAGAAAAAATATTTGAACAAGCAAAAGAAGTTATAATTAAAAACAATTTAATATTTATTGAAGATATTGTTGCGTTTTTACCTATTGCGAAAAAAACTTTTTATGAATATTTTCCTATTGATAGTAACGAAAGTAACGACCTAAAAGGATTACTTGATACTAATAAAGTAACTTTAAAAGTATCAATGCGTTCAAAATGGTATGAATCAGATTCTCCAGCATTACAAATGGGATTAATGAAATTATTATCTAATTCTGAAGAATTGCGTAAATTATCTATGACACATAATGCAGTAGAAGAAGTAAAGAGTATTCCAATATTAAACATTGACCCTTTATCAAATGATACAACAGACGACAGCGATAAGGAAAATATCTAACTTAAAGAAACGTATTTGGGGAATACAAGGAGGTCAAGGAGCAGGTAAAACATATAGTATTTTACAGATTATAATTAACCACGCTTCAAAAGAACCAAATAAAGAGATATTTATAGCTTCAGACGAACTTTCAAAAATGAGGATAACAGTTATTAAAGACTTCGTAAATATTATGAAGTCTTTTTTGTTATTTGATAATGATTGTTGGACTGATGGAACTTTATATAAATTTAAAAACGGTAGTTTTATTAAGTTTATTGGTTTGGATAAAGTAGATATTGGTAAAGGTTTGAGGTCAGATGTTATTTTTGTTAATGAAGCTAATAAGGTAAAATTTGATACTTATAGAGAATTAACTTCAAGAGCTAAAAAAGTAATAATAGATTTTAATCCAAACAAAAAGTTTTGGTTTCATACTGAAGTTATAAATAGAAATGATTGTGATTACTTAAAGTTAACTTACTTAGATAATGAGTTTTTAGGAGAGGAAGAAAAAAGTGAAATAATAAGATATAAAGAATTAGGTTATAACGATAAAGGTCAAATAATTAATAATTATTGGGCTAATATGTGGAGAGTTTACGGACTTGGAGAAGTTGGATTAGTTGATGGTCGTATCTACAACTGGAAACCAATAGATTACTTTGAGTATGCTAAAATTGATAAACCTACTTATTACGGATGTGATTGGGGTTTAGTAGACCCGTGGGGGATTGTTGAGGTTAAATATCACGATGGTAACTTATACGTTCACGAATTGAATTATAAATCAGAAAACGAAATAAGAAAAGGATTAACCACAACTGAAAACCATCAAATCAATTCGCAATCTGATGAGGGTTTAGTTAGTTGGATGTTTACAAAACTTAATATACCAAAAGATAAAACTATTGTATGCGATAGTAACCGACCAAGTAAGATAATAGCTTTAAGGCGTGCAGGCTGGGAATATGCTATATCTGTAGGTGGTAAGACTAGATTAATAGATAGAATTGGAACTATGCAATCTTTAAATATCTATTATACTTCTACTTCAAAAAACCTAGAATTTGAGCAAGAAAATTATAGTTACCAAAAAGATAGATTCGGAGTCACACTAGAGCAACCTGAAGACGGTAACGACCATATTTTAAATGCGACAGAATATATTACACAAAAACTGTTCGAAATGAATATAATCAAAAATATTTAGTACCTTTGTAGTATGGGATTTAATTTTAACTTTGGTTTTGGTAATAATACACCTCAGATAATCGAAAGAGATTCTAGCGGTAACATATTCTTTGAGATATTCTCAGGAACTCAAGCATCGAAATTTAAAAGCGAACAGGATAAAATAAACACAGTATTATCTAATCCTGCAGTTCTTAAAGTATTTGCTTTGAATTGCGACCTTTTTAGTTTAGGTAAAATTAATGATGACTTTCTTTATACTCAAAGAAAAAAGCCAAACTTTAAGCAGAACTGGACGCAATTCTTATGGGATTATATGTTTTTCACTCAGTTAGGTACCGCATACCTTTGGACACCTAATAACAAGTTAAATGAAACATCACCTATCCAATGGCTTAATCCTGCTAATATTGAGTTCGATACTAATCTAATTGACAAGATAAACAATCTTATTTTATCTAATATTACATACAAAGAACTAATAAAAGGTACTATTAAGTATAACTTTGGTAATACTACAAAGTTAATTCCATTAAGCGAAATAACACCTTTTTACGACCTTACTAACTCAGTATCAGATAATTCATTTAAAGGAATATCTAGAATTGATGCACTTTATAAAATTATATCCAATTCAGAAAATGCACTAAATGCAAAAAATATTAATTTAGAGTTCAGTCAAAAGTTTGTTGCAAGTTCTAAAAGTGAAAGTTTAGAATCGGTTAATATGACCGATACCGAAAAACAAAGTATAGAGGGTATTGTTAGGAGTAATAAGAATGTTCACGCTATTAAGAAACCTATTGATATTAAAAGGTTTGTTGATGATATTGCACGTCTTAAATTAGATGAATGCTTTTATAATGATTACTTTATGATTGGATCTATGTATGGGATTCCTAGAGATGTGTTAGAAGCTAATCTAAAAGGTAGTACTTATGAGAACCAAGAGAAAGCAGTTAATAGGCACGTTGAGTATGTTTTAAAGCCTAAAGGGCAAATGCTTACTGATTCATTTGAGGACTTATTTAATTACTCTGATTTAGTTATGAGCTGGGAACATTTAAGCTTTAACCAAGTATTTGAAAGAGAACGTCAAGAAGTAATAAAGTTAAAATTAGAGAATCAAATACTAGCCAAAGAAAATAACATTAATCTAAATGAATTATGAAAGACTGTTGTAAAGAGTGTAAAGATGGCAAAGTATGCGCATCCGAACTAAAAGAAGCTAAAAAAAAGGAACTTAACAAGATAGTACTGAAAAATGGAAATAAACGAGATACTAAAAAATAAAGACGAAATAATTGCCATAAAAAAGGCAGTTGTTAAGCATTCTGATTCTGTTTGTACTTTACCGATTAAAGACGTTTCTGAAACTATTAAACTAGCTTTAGACGGAGAAGAAAGTACATTTAAAAGAGTAATTGCAAATACTTACTATTGGTTAGATTCTCACGGTGATGTGCACGTTAAAGGATGCTTTACTAAGTCTATCAAAGAAAGTAAAATATTTCACTTTGATAATCATAATCATTCATTTGCTTCTAAGGTAGGTAATGTAAAGAGCGTTAAAGAAGTTCCTTTTAAATGGTCTGATTTAGGTATTGATAAAGAAGGTAAGACTATTTGTGTAGTTGGAGAATCTGAACTAATTGAAGATTATAATTGTCAAGTATTCGATGCTTATAAAAATAACGAAATTACACAGCATTCAGTTGGTATGGTTTATGTTAAGTTAGATTTAGCAATAAACAACCCGCAAGAAGTAGAAGCTTACAAAGTATGGAATGAGATATATCCAATGCTAGGTAATCCTGAAGAAGCTGATAAAATAGGTTATTTCTGGGCAATTAGAGAAGCTAAATTAAAAGAATATAGTTGTGTGTTATGGAGTGGTTCAAATACTCTTACACCTGCTTTAAGCGATAAAACGGAAGCCGAGCCAATCACTACCGAACCCGAGCCAACCGATGAGGTTACTCAAAAATTAACCGAAAACGAATTTAATAATTTACTTAACAAATTTTAACTAATGATTACAAAAGAACAATTAGACGAATTAACTGCAAAAGTTGACGCGTATAAAGCACAAGATGCTGAGGTATCCGCTTTAAAATCAGAAATCGAAGCCTTAAAAGGTAAAGAAACTATTGAGAAGTCAGAGTTTGAAAACCTACAAGAACAAGTAAACCAACTTAAAGAAGCTGGTAAAAACGAACCTAAAAACGAATCTATGTTAGAAACAATTAAAGCTAATCGCGCAAAGATTGACGGTGCTACTCGTGAAAAGGGTAACGGTCAAGTATTTGAAATGACTGTAAAAGCGGACACATTAAGAGCTTCTGTTACTAATAACCCTTACGCTTTAGACTTAAACGATGTAGGTCAATTAGCTACAAGACGTTTAACTGTTTACGATTTATTTCCTAAATTAAGCGTTCCTATGAACTCTAACGGAGTAGTTCGTTATGTAGATTGGGATGAAGCTACAAAAGTAAGAGCAGCCGCTGCAGTTGCTGAGGGTGCGGTTATTCCTGAAGCTACTGTAAAATTTGCAACTTACACTTTGAACTTACAAAAAGTAGGTGTTACAGTTCCAGTATCTGAGGAGTTCGCTTATGATGATAACTTATTGATGCAAGAGGTTCGTAATTTCTTAGTTAATGATGTACTTTTGAAAATTGATACTGATTTAATTGGAGGGAATGGAACAGCTCCAAACATTAAAGGTCTTACAGCTTCTGCAACTGCTTATACTGCCGTAGCTAGTGGAATTACAGACGCTTCTATCTATGACTTAATTGTGGATATGAAACGTTCTATTACTGTTGGTGGTGGTTCTAAATATAATCCTGACTTTATCTTAATGAACATTGTTGATATTAACAAAATGTTACTTAAGAAAGATGTTAACAAGCAATACGTAGCTCCTCCATTCGCTCAAGGTGGTAATGGTGTTTCTGAGTTAATCGTTTCAGGTGTTAGAGTAATCGAATGTAACGCTGTAACTGCTAATACTGCTATTCTTGGAGATTCTCGTTATGCTAGAATTTATGAAGAAGCTGGTTTTGTAGTTGGAATGGGTTATGATGGTGCAGATTGGTCTTCTGATATGATGACTTTGAAAGCTAGAAAACGTTTGAACTTATTAGTTAGAACTGCAGATGCTACAGGATTTGCAAAAGTAGCTTCTATTAGTGCTGCATTAACTACTTTAGCTACTTAGTAGTATGGTAAAAGTAGAGTTTATAGAAGACTTTGCTGGAAAAAAGAAAGGCGAGATTTGGGAGTGTGACTCCCTGCTCGCTTCTCAATTAGTCAGAATAGACAAAGTAGCGAAGTATCACGAACCTAAAAGCAAAAAATAATGTATCTAATTGACTCATCATATTTTATCAAAGAATTAAGTGTTCCGAACATTAACGAAATGGACTCGGATAACTTAGACATATTAAATCAGTATATTGATAAGTATAGCCGTCAATTATTACAAACTGTTTTAGGTTATGATTTGTTTAAAGTATTAGATTCCAATATTACATCAGGCGTTTTAAATGTAGGAGCACCTGCAAAATGGCTTGACTTAGTAAATGGAGTTGAATACACAAAAGATGGTAAAACTTATAAATGGAAAGGCTTATTACATACAGAGGGCTTATTTAAAGGCTCTTTATTAGCTACATTTGTATTTTATAACTGGTTTAAAGATAATGTAACTACAGTAACAGGAACAGGGGAAAAAAGTATTAAAGCCTTTAATTCTGAAACTGTAAACTCAAATCAAAGATTAGTAACTGTTTGGAATGACTTTGTATCGGAATAT